TATTATGGGAAATTTAACACCATTCGGCACATCGCCATTCGACGTCCTTTTTAAGGACTTTTTTAAGTCAGATGTAGACTATCAGTTTGCAGATGCAACTAAACTCAACCATCCAGTAGACATTTATGAGGCCAGTGAAGGTCTAAATATTGATATTGCTTGTGTTGGACTAACCAAGAAAGACATTGATCTTACCATTGAGGGAGATGTACTTCGAGTAGAGTACAAGAAGGATCCTGGTTCTACTCATGCAGAATACATTCAAAGAAATATAGCTAAACGAGCATTTAACTTTGGATGGAGAATTAGCAGAAGGTTTGATTTAACAAATCTTGAAGCTAAACTAGAAAATGGTTTGCTGCACTTATTTGCACCACTTGCAGATGCAGCTAAACCAAAGTCAATAACTATTAAGTAGAGTCTATTATAATGATGTTTGCAAGTAAACAAAGAAGCTTATTAAAAACTATTAGTTGGAGAATTGTAGGAACATTGGATACAATGGCACTGGGATGGATAATAACTGGTAGTCCTTTAGTAGGATTGAAAATAGGAGCGTTAGAAATTTTTACAAAATTTATTCTGTATTATTTTCATGAACGTGCTTGGATTAAATGCAAATATGGAATAGACAAAAACGTAAAAAAGGTTATAGAAAATAAATAAAGCTGACCCGCACGTCAATAACAATCACACACTATGACTAAAAAAGTATGGAAATACGATAATGAGTATTGGGTAATACATAGAAGTATACCTGAGCAGCAAATGACACCTAGAGCTCATGGTTTCAATTCAGATGATATTAATAAAATGGTACGTATCTGGGTAGAATGGTTACGTGATAACTGTAGTGATATTCATAAAGTATTCCATAAAGATGGACGATTTCTTTTCTGTGAGCAAATAAAAACTGCAGAAATACTCTAAATTAGTTGCCTTTCCGTTATTTTTTTATTATATTCTATAATTTATAATATAATAATTAATAATATATAATAATAATAAATAATTCTTCTATAATATAATTTATATAAATATAGATAATTATATATGGAGATAAATATGAAATATAAAGATCAAGTACAAACGAGGGCGGAGGCTATATCAAACTTATTAGAGACTTTAGAAAGAGGTTTAAGAGCTAACGCTATTACTAAAACTGAAGCTCTTAATTTAACCGCTAAAATTAAAAGAAAAGTTAACGAGATAAATAATTTTGCTGATCTAGAGGATTAGAATGCAGAAGCGATTGTTTCCTTTACTTATAGCATTAAGCGCATTAGCTGTATCTGGTAGTGCAGCTTTTTATTCTGTTTACGGATTAAGTAAATTATTTGCAGGAGCTAGTCTACAGGTTATGATTATGGCTGGATCATTAGAGTTTGCAAAATTAGTTGTTGCTTCTCTACTCTATCAATACTGGGATACTATTAATAAAGGTTTACGTGCTTACCTATCCATAGCGTGTTTTGTACTTATAATAATAACATCAGGTGGTATATACGGCTTTCTATCAGGTGCGTATCAATCAACTGCTACTCAATCAGAATTATTAGATAAATCATTAATGATTTTAAATCAAAAACAGGTTAGGTTTGAAGAACAAAAGCAAGATCTTAAAATAGAAAAAGCTAGCTTAACTAAATCGATTTCAGATTTAAGAATAGCTTTATCTAATCCTGCGCAAGTACAGTATATAGATAAAGAGTCAGGACAGCTTATTACAACATCATCTTCATCAGCACGTAGAGCTTTACAAAATGAGTTATCTACTGCTACTACTAGTAGAGATGGTATTAATATCAAAATAGAAGCTGTAATGGATTCAATTAATCAAACTGATATGGCACTTTTAGATAAAGAAATATCTAATGAAGCAGAGAGTGAATTAGGCCCGCTTAAGTATTTAGCTGAAACAACAGGTCAACCTATGAATAAAGTAGTTAATTGGTTTTTATTACTTATAATATTTGTATTTGATCCTCTAGCTATAGCGCTTGTAATAGCGGCCAATATGGCATTTGCTCAAATAAGATCTAAAGATATTAAAATGTCTGTACCTGACGGGATGGAATTTAATAAACCATATTCGATGCCAACAGAATGGACTGCACCATCTCCAGAGTTAAAGCAGCGTGTTAAAGCTAATCAAGCTAAATTAAGTGATCAAGAGTATAGTCAAGACAACTGGGATACAAAAGTAGCTGAGCTAGGCATTAACCCTAATAGTGTAACTGAAAGTGTTAAATTAGAGAAGAAAGATCTAATAATGGATGATCTTGAAACTAATACAGATGTAAGTGCACCTACTACTACGGGACTTGATGCATGGATTGAAGTGTTAGAAGAAGAGGAAAAGGAAGAGGAATTAAAACTTCAAGAAAGCAAAGAAGAAAAAGCTGCCCCAACAGATCAACTTAATGAACATGAATTATACCATGGTTCAGAAGGTAAATCTTACAGTGATAACGATAAAAGAAGGCGTAAAAAACGTGTTGTAAAAAAAGTTAAGAAGTCTAAACAGCGACCTAAATCAGGAGGTAAAGGTTATGTGTACGGTGGTTAGTTGGTAGATTAATTTTTTTTTCGTATATTTAATTATATGGCAAAGAAATCTAAAACAGTTTATAAAAGTTATGTTGATAACGGTCAAAGGTATATGATCTGTCAAAATAGTGTAGAAGGAGGTCGATGGTGGAGAGGTAATTTTTGTGGTGAGTGGAACGAAGTCGGATCTAATGTAACCGCTACATTATGCTATAAATGTGTTAACAAAGTAACTGAACCTCCTAAATTTACTCCAAGGTATAAACCAACAGGTCGACCAAAAGGTTGGCAGTGGATGAATGAATACGTTGATAAGGAAGGTAATGTATTCCATAAAGGTAAAGAGCAACCTAGTCTAAAAGGTACTTTACCAGCAACCATAGTAACAGGTAAGAAGTCAAAAAAACGTTTAAGTAAACGTGAGCGAGAATCTCAAAAAAGAACGCACATGGCAGAGTTGTATGATCTTAAAAAACGTTTAAAAAAAGTTACTCTCAAAAAAGATAAGAAAGCTATCGAAACAAGCATCAGAAAAATTAGTCGTAAATTAAAAATAAAATTAGTTTGATATTAATTTTATTTTTCGTATATTATACAATATGGATAAACTAATTTATACTCGTGGTACATATTCTAAAGAAATTCAGAAGGTTGAATTAGATGTAAATGAGAATGTAGATATACATGACTTTAAAAGAGTGTGTAAGCGATTAGCTTGTGCATTAGGATATGATAGTAATAGTGTTGAAGAGGCTTTCGAAGGTAAGACGAAGCCGTTTGATAAATTAAAACAAATAATAAAAGGTTAATATGGCTAGTAATATATACGGTAGTTACGAGGAACAAGAATCAAAAGTAAATTCAGCAGAAGAAGAAGTTTATTATGAGGATGATTTAGAGAAAAAACATCTTTATAAAGAGATTGAATTTGCAGTTGATGTAGAGGATAGTGTTGTCTATATAATAGGTGAGATAGAAGATTTTGGCTTATACGATTTTATGGTTCGTTGTCGTGCTATTATTAAGAATAGAGAAGAAGATGACAATTCACCTATAAACGTTATTATAGATTCAGTAGGTGGAGATGTATACGAGATGTTTGGTATGATAGATTATATTGAAAGTTTAGAAAAAAATAGTAATATTAAAATTAATACTATATGTAGAGGTAAAGCTATGAGTGCAGCTGCAATGATTCTAGCATGTGGTACTGGTAAACGTCTAGCAAGTAAGCGATCAACCATTATGATTCATGAAGGATCATCGATGCAAGCAGGTAAGTCATCAGATTTAAAAGCAGCTCATAAATATAATTCTCATCTTGAATCTATGGCTAACTCCATATTAGGTGAGAAAACAAACAAAGATAAAAAGTTTTGGTCAGAACAGTCTAAAACTGATTTATACTTATCAGCTAAAGATGCATTGAAGTTAGGTGTAATAGACGGAATAATAAATTAATATATGAAATTAAACGAAAAACAAATTATAGAAAACTGGAATGATTTACTCGGTAGGATAGATCACCAGTTTAAAGGTGATCGAAAAGATAGACTTATTGAAATGTACAAGCATTTTGAAGATAGAATGATGTTTGCTCCAGCTAGTTCTAGAGAGCATTATCATAATTGCTTTCCTGGTGGTTATGTTGATCATGTTCTACGTGTTATGGATTGTGCATTTGATTTATATAATTCCTGGATGATGCAGGGAGCACATACAGAGAATTATACAGTTGAAGAGTTAATGTTTGCAGCACTTAATCACGATTTAGGTAAGATAGGTGATTTAGATAATGACACTTATATACCTAATGAGTCAGAATGGCATAGAAAAAATCAAGGGGCATTATATACAGTAAATCCTAAAACTGAATTTAGTCTGGTACCTGATAGAAGTTTATTTCTATTACAACATTTTGGTATTAAATACTCTTGGAACGAGTTCTTAGGTATAAGAATACATGACGGTATGTATGAAGAAGCTAATAAACCTTATCTAGTTAGCTTTAATCCTGATTCTAGATTACGTTCTAATCTACCTTTAATACTACATCAAGCAGATATGATGGCTTCAAGAGTAGAGTGGGAAAGGTGGAAGCATGGTTCGAATGGCCTACATGGAACAAGAACTTTGACAGATGTATCTAAAGACAAAATGATGCAACATGTTGTTAAGAAAGAAGTAAATATCACTAAAACTAAACCTAAAAAAACACCCTCACCTACATCGCAACTTAATACAGGTTCAGATGCTAGTAAATTATTTGACGAGTTATTTGGATGATTTTAACAATAATAATATTATCTATAGCTTTAATCGGATCATTATATGCTAACTGGAATCTTTTACGTAACTTTGAGAAGAGTGAGGAATATATAGAAAATCTAGAATCGTGGGTTAAACGGTTTTCAGAAACTATAACAGATATGAACCGTGAGATTAAAAAAATAGATAACAAAGGATCATTTAGCTCTGATGATGAAGTAGGCTATTTCTTTAAGGAATTAAAAAAGATAATATCACAACTAAATAATCTAGGAGATAATGAATGATAAATTCACAAGCTACTTCAAGTATAACAATAGACTCATACCCTCTTAATGTTACTCAATTTTATGAATGGTATGGTAAATTTGAAGATAAAAGAAAAGCTACAAAGCAAAAAAAACGTCGTGGTTATTTTCACGAAGAAAATGAAAAAGCTATTGTAGCTTATAATAACGAAGAATCATTTCATTTACGCAACAAAGTATACACTCAACATATTCATAAACCGTTTATGAAGTTAGCTGAAAATATAATTCACACTTTTAAATTTTATTGCTTTGATGACCCGTATGTTGATGTTCAAGCTGAAGTAGTTGCATACTTAATTGAAAAGATAGATAAATATGATCATACTAAAGGTTCTAAAGCTTACTCATATTTCAGTATAGTAGCTAAAAATTATCTTATATATAATAACAATGAGAATTATAAAAAGATGAAGCAACGTACTACACTAGATGCAGTCGATCTCAAACGTAATATTACAAACGAGATAGTGCGTGATGAATATAAAGAAGCTAAAAAAGACTTTACTAATCAAATGGTTGAGTATTGGGATAATAATCTTAATGTAATATTTTCTAGAAAGAAAGATATTCGAGTAGCAGCTGCTATTGCAGAGCTTTTTAGACGTAGAGAACAGATTGAGATATATAATAAAAAAGCTCTTTATATACTAATTCGAGAAATGGCAGATGTTAAAACACAGTATATAACTAAAGTAGTTAATACTATGCGAAAGATATATAATGAAAAGTGGGAGGAATATCAGCACTCTGGAATGGTAACCTATAAAAACTCGGGTTCTATTGACCAAAACTCTAAATATTTCTAATTATTATATATGGATAAAGATAGTGAAATATTTAAAGGAAAGAGTTTTGCAGATATAGCAAAGGATTTATATGGTGCTTCCAAGAAAAAAGAATCTCAAATAAACTTACTTATATCTGAATTAAAACCATTTGTGCAAAACATAGGTGATGCAACCATTATAGTACCTTTAATAAAGGATTACCTTGAAGTAAGTGTGAAAAATGACGACCAGTTAGCTAAACTACTTGCAGTAGTACAGCGACTTATTGGTAATAATACACAGGGAGAGGGTGATTTTGGTATATCCGAGGAAGAGAAAGCTCAGTTATTAGATGAGTTAAACGCTATCGAAGAAGGTAATAAGAAGCTTAACGAAAAGGTTAAAAGTGTAAAAGATGGGGTATCAGAAAGTAAAATTCAATCACGGGACAGAAGCTAGGGTACAAACCGGGCCTTCAGGACCAGTCGATCAACAAACAGCAGAACTACAAAGTAGTCTAGAAGTTGCAGACTACCATATTGAACCAGCAGAGGTTATTGATATAATTCTTAATGCTGATCACGACAATTATGATTCTACAATTCCAGATCCAGAAGAACAGTTTGGCTTTATCAAAGTTAGAAGACTATTTTCAGATCAAAATATAGAAGATGAAGATAATCTACCATGGGCAGTTCCATTAACACGTAATATAAAACAGTATCCGTTAAAGCATGAAATAGTTTTAACAACCTCATACCTTAATAAACAATCAGTAGGTGACGCAGGTACTGAACAATTATACTACCATGATGTTATAAATATATGGGGATCTATTCACCATAATGCTTTACCATTTGTAACTATACCAAAGCCAAACGCAGACTCAGCTAACAAAAGTAAGATTGAAGAATATAAAGAGATAGGATTTGGTAACCCTAATATAGCAGGGGATGAAGGTGGTGATATTGAATATGGTGATACATTTAAAGAACAGCCTAAAATAAGACCAATTCAACCATACGAAGGTGATGTTACTTTTGAAGGTAGGTTTGGTCAGTCAATTAGGTTTGGATCAGCAGTTAAGAGCGAACCAGCTAATACGTGGTCGGATCCATCAACTGATGATCCAGCAGAACCTATAACGATTATACGTAATGGGCAAGACCAGGACCTTGAAGATGGTGGAGAGCATGTAATAGAGGATCCTAATTTAGAAGCTAGCTCAATATGGATGACTCGTGGACAAACAGTTCCTTTAACATTTGGTTCAACTAAATATGACGCGCTTTCTTTTACTGCAGGAACTAATACTGTAGGTGAAGATCTTACTGCACCTACTACTGATGATTTAATAGACGAAGAAGGTGAGCGTCAAGGTCAAATATTATTAACTTCTAATAGGTTAATTTTTAATAGTCGTGAAGCTGGTACCTACATTTTCGGTGGAGGTGGTATAGGCTTAACAACAGAAACAGATATAACTTTTGATGCAGGAGTTGAATTTTTAGTTGATACACCGTCAATATATCTAAATGCAACTGAAAAGGTAGAAATAGAAGCTCCACTTATATATCTAGGTAAATCACAGCAATCAGAAGATGATGGTGGTGTAGGAGCTACACAAGCTACTAAAGGTCACCCTCTAGTTTTAGGTGATGAAGATGATTTATGGAAGAGTACTTTATGTGATATTCTAGATGCTTGGCTTACCACACTACAGGGTGAAATTCACCCAACACCAGCTGGTCCATCAGGGCCACCTATACAAGCACCACAGTATGCTGGTCATCAAGCAGATATTGCAACATTAAAATCAACTCTAGCTACTAGCTACAGTGATACTGTGTGGGTGCAGAGAAACGGATAAATAGGAGATAGTATATGCCAGCTAATTGGGGAGGATTTACAGCAGCTATGAATTCATGGTTTTGTGGTAACGCAAGAGGTGATAGTGATGAAGAGTGGGAAGAAGCAGGAGCTCCTACTGCTAAAAAGATAGCGGATGAATATGAACTAGCAATTATTACTGCAGGTATCATTCCTTATAATAATTTATTAGCTAGTGGCTGGGTTAAAGCAACTATGGAGAGCGGTTGGAAAGCTTCCTTTGCACAGGTATTTAATTCAGCAAGTGTACCACCTGAAGGTTTAGATTTAGGTGCACCTAATTGGATGGCTGCAGCAACTGGTACAGTTAATGCTTGGGCAGCTGCTCAATATCAACCTGTACCACCACACCCTCCAACAGTAGCACCAGCTCCCGGTGTAACTCAATTAGATCCAGGACTTGGAGCAATACCAGGTCTTGCATCAACTATTAATGATGCATTTCATTCTAATAACTGTGGAGCTATAGCAGGAATACTTGTATCTGGATTTACACAGCATTTAACAATGATATCTGGACTGTACACTGGTTTAGTACCTACTCCAGCTGGTCCAGTACCAACACCTATACCATGGATGGGAGTTGCATAGAAATTTTAATCAATAAATTAAGATAAGTTATATTTATATATGATAAAGTATATTTAGAGGAAAATTATGTCTACAAACAAAATAGCACAAGTTATAAGAAAGATTGTTCGTGAAGAGGTACGCAAAGAAGTACGTCAAGTATTAAATGAGCAAAAAAATAAAAAAGTTACGTCTAATGATATGAAAAGTGGGTTAAAGCATGCTTTAGGTTTAGCTGATAGTATTGAAAGACGTTCAAGAAAACCTAAAAAACAAGTTGAGTATACGAAAAATAAAATGTTAAACGATATACTTAATGAAACTGCAGGTGAAATACAGTCAGGTAATTCATCTAGATTAACATCAGAAACAGGTGGATATGATACAATGGGTGGACAGGTATTAACTTCAAATAATGCTCAAACGTTTGATAGAAACTCTCTAGCAGCTAAACTAGGTTATGGAGATATGACTCAGACAGGAACTCCTTCAGTAGCGGAAATGATACCTACTACTGACGTACGAGGGGTAGCTAGTCATACAACAGATGTAGATCCAGGTGTAGCAAAAGCATTAACTCGTGATTATAGTGAATTAGTAAAAAAGTTTAAGAAATAATGTTAGATAAATTTGAAAGCGAAGATATAGCGTTAGGAATTGCCCTACCATTTGGTCCAGGTCAATCTAATTTTAAGCTAAACTATACAACTCTAGATCAAGCTAGAACTAATATAGTAAATTTGCTTTTAACACATAAAGGTGAACGATTTATGCAACCCGATTTTGGAACTAATTTAAGGCGATTTTTATTTCAACCTAACACTTCTAATACAGGTCAGCAGATACGAAACGAAATTATTAGTGCTATTAAATTTTGGTTACCTTATGTAAACCTAGAAAATATATCAGTTGATAGATCAGTAGAAAATATAGATCAATATAGAATAAATGTAGCATTAACCTTTTCAGTAACAAACGATATAACTAATTTTACTTCGGTAACATTTAAGTTTGCATCTGATGGAACAGTAGCAGTAATGAATTTGTAAAACATGGCATCAGTAAACGAAAAAATAGCTAAAGATATAAAATATACCGGTAAGGATTTTGCTACTATTAGAAAAAATCTAATAGACTTTTCAAAAACTTATTACCCTACAACTTTTAATGATTTTAATGAAGCGTCACCTGGTATGATGTTTCTTGAAACTACAGCATATGTAGGGGATCTATTAAGTTTTTATTTAGATAAGCAGTTTAAAGAAACTATGCTTCCTTATGCAACTGAAAGAAAAAATATAGTTGCTTTGTCACAAGCTTTAGGGTACAGACCAAAACAAGCTATAGCAGCTCAAGTTGATATAGATATATTTCAAACAGTACCATCTATAGGTGTTGGGAAGAATAACAAACCGGATTTTAGATATGCATTAGTTCTTGAAGCTGGTATGAGAGTTAAATCAACTAAAGGATCAACCTTTAGACGTGGTCTACCGGTAGACTTTTCAATATCTGGTTCACAATCACCAACTGAAATATCAGTATTTTCTACTGATGATACTACAGGTGAACCAACTTATTATTTACTACGTAAGCGTGAGTCGTTTGAATCCGGTAATACGGTAACTCAAACATTTACATTAGGTGAAGCACAACCATTTTTGCAATTAGCATTATCTAATACTAATGTTATAGAAATAATTAAATGTACAGATTCAGATGGCAGAGAATGGTCAGAAGTGCCATTTCTAGCTCAAGATACAGTATTTAAGCAAATACAAAACAATCAATACAATGATCCAGAACTTACCGACTATAATGCAGAAACGCCTTATTTATTAAAACTTAAAAAGACTTCAAAACGATTTATAACTAAAGTTAGAGAAGATGGTAAAACAGTTCTTGAATTTGGATCTGGTACATCAACTAGACCGGACGAAGAAATAGTTCCTAACCCTCTTACTGCTGGTTCTAATCTACCTAGCGCTACACCTCTCAGTAGAACATTTTTAGATCCATCAAATTTTATGTATACTAAAGCATATGGTGAAGCACCTTCCAGTACAACCTTAACTGTAGAATACACTATAGGTAAAGGTGTAAAAGATAATGTTCCATCAAGCGATATTACTGATATAGACTTAGTCGGATTCTTAACTGATGGAGGCGGGTTAGATAATACTGCATATAATAATGCAAGAAATTCTCTAGCAGTGGTTAATCCTACACCTGCTCAAGGAGGAAAAGGTCCTGAATCGATAGAAGAAATAAGAAACAATGCACTAGCATTCTTTAACGCTCAAGGTAGGGTAGTGAGTAAAGAAGATTATATGATAAGAACTTTAACTATGCCTTCACAGTACGGTTCAATAGCTAAAGTGTATGTTACTCAAGATGAGAAATTAAATACTATTAATAATGTTAACAGGTTAGCTAATCACTCAGCAGTAAATTTATATACGCTGTCTTATAATTCAAACAAACAATTAGTAAAAACTAACCCAGCTACTAAAGAAAACATAAAGAATTATTTAGCTCCTTATAGGCTGTTAACCGATTCAGTAACCCTTAAAAATGCATTTATTATAAATGTTGGGCTAGATTTTGAAATTATTACTTTACCTGGTTTTAACAGTAATGACGTACTTATAAAAGCTATAGACGCACTAAAAGAATTTTTACATGTAGACGGTATGCAGATAAATCAACCTATTATACTTGCAGATGCATATACTAAATTAGCATCTATTATGGGAATACAAAGTATTTCTAGTATTAAGGTTTTTAATTTAAGCAATGCACAAGACGGTTATTCTGGTAATATATATAACATAGATCAAGCAACCCGCGGTGGTGTAGTTTATCCATCTCTAGATCCAAGTATATTTGAAGTTAGGTTCCCTAACTCTGATATTAAAGGTAGAGTAGTTTCTATATAGGAGATGATGAATGATTAAATCAATATTTGCAGAATCAGATAATACAATATATGAAAAAACATCAAGCTTAAACGCTGGTGTAGATTCTATTCTAGAGCTAATGAAAGTTTCATCATCAGCTGGAATCTTTAACTCTAGAATAATACTTAAGTTTAATTTAGATCAGGTTAGTTCCTCTATTGCAGAAGGTGATATATCAAAGAGTTTAAGCACACCTAAGTTTTATTTAAACTTATATCAAACAGAAACTCAAGAAGTGCCTTTAGAGTATAAGCTAACTGCGTACCCTATATCTCAATCTTGGTCACCTGGTGAAGGTAGAAAACTAGACCCAGTAGCTTTAAACAAATTTGATAACATTGGATCCTCTTGGACATATAGGAATAAGACTTCCCCTACTACGGCAGATGTTCCTGCTAGGGATACGCAGTGGACATCTCAATCCTTAGCTGAAGGTTCAGCTATGATATACTCAAGCGTTACTGGTGGTGGTACTTGGTATACTACTCACTACGGTACTCAGTCATTTGAACATGAATCTGCAGATTTACGAATGGATGTAACACCGGTAATTAATAAAATTCTTTCTACTAAAGGCGCTAATGGTAAGTATATTAATGATGGTATTATATTATTAAGATCAGGGTCACAAGAAACTAATGCAACTAAATATGGTAAAAATTCATTCTTTTCAAGAGAAACAAATACAGTATATCAACCTAGACTTGAAGTAGTTTATGATGATTCTACTTTTGTTTCTGGATCCTTATCTGAGCTAACTTCAGAACAGAGTGTTGTATATTTAAAAAATTTAAAGCACGAGTATAATAGAAGGGAGATTCCTAAAATACGAGTAGTAGGTCGTGATAGATATCCAACTAAAACTTTTGCAACTTCTTCAAATTTTAAAACTATAAAATATTTACCGACGTCATCTTACTATGCAGTTAAGGATGCAATAACGGATGAATTTGTTGTACCATATAGTAGCTTTGGGACTAAATTGAGTTGTGATTCAAATGGTAATTATATTAAGCTTGAAATGAATTCATTTATGCCAGAACGATATTATAAGATGTGTTTTCAAGTTACACAATCTGACTCGTCAGTAGTAGTTTATGATGAGAATTTTTATTTCAAGGTTAATAGGTAATGGCAGTCAATAAGAAAAATACTGGTGGGTTAAAGCGAGCTAGACGTATAGCTAATGCAAACAAAACTCCTATCGAAAAAGCTCAAACTTTTATAGGAAAAGAAGTTCCTGTATTTCCTGTTGATGTAAAACCTGTACCTAGACCAACCCCTCAACCGGAATCACCTGTTAGGACACCAGGTAAAGAGCCAGCGTATATATCACCGATAAAAGATGGTAAACCCAATCAGGAATATATACGTACTATACCACCTCCACCTCCAAAGCCGGAGCCGGGAAGACCACTTCCAGAATCACCAATAAAGACGGTAGTAGATAAGATAATAGAAGATTCTAGAGAGATAGTTAAAGAGATTGAAACTAAAACTGATCCACAAAGGCCACCTGTAGTACCTCAACAAGATATTGTAACACCACCACCTGCTATAACTCCAACAGAAATATTATTAGAGAATCAAAAAAATTGTGAGAAGGATGTAGAAATACCAAACATTAATATAGTTAATGAGTTTAATCCTGTAATTGATTTGTCATCTAATGCATCTGCAAGTGCAGCAGTAGTAGTTGAAGCACCAAGGTTAGGTTGTACTGATCCTGATGCTATAAATTATGATCCAGCAGCCCGTATTGATGATGGTTCGTGTAAATTTGAACCTGTAGAAGAAGCGGAACCTATAACTACAATAACCGAATCACCTAAAACTCCAGTTAATATACCACCGGTAACTCCGTTTGTAGATTCACATGGTACAGTTTTATTTGAAGTAGAGAGGGAATTAGTTGATCAGACTGAAAATTCAGATACACCTGGTATAATATTACTATCTAACGGTGAAGAAATAACGGCTGATCTTGAATTAGTTGATGAAATCGACAGACCAGCTCTGGATGATAGTGATTTAATATTTACAGAAACAGAAAAAGAAGTAGCTGAACGTACAGCTATACGTAAAGAAGTTGGTGGGGAGCTAGCTAACGATAATAAGTTAGCATCTGAACAAGATATAGTTCTGATAGGAGATAGGGAGAGTATCAAAGAAAATCTTGTTAGAAATAATAGAGGTGTAATAGTATTGTCGGCAGATAAAAATCCTAAACTACCGGTGAGCTTACAAGGACAATCATTTAATTATAAGCAGTATAAAAATACTATAGATACAGAATTTTCTGAGCTATTAGGAAAATTATAATATGGCGTTAAATTATAAAAATATAATAGATATAAATTTAGCTCAAGGTACTTCGAGAGCTCAATACTATACAGAAGAGGATCTAACTTTAATGAATCCTTTATCTGGGTATCTACAAAATCCAGTATTTGGAGAAAGTTCTTTTGATCGAGTTGAGCTTCATGTTTACGATACAGATAACAATCACTTATTTTCTGACCATAGAATTACTGACTGGTCAGTAGATACAGATAAAGAATTAAAACCTCAAATTCAATTATCCTTAAATAATAATATAACTGCAGCTGGGTACGATTCAGGAGTATTCAATATAGTTTATAACTTTCACCGTGATGCAGTAGGTAAACCAGTAGGACCTAAATTTAAAATACACGCTATAAGTCCAAGTAGAACAGAAATAAGAATAATACCAACCTTCCAGGAAGATGACGACTTAAATCAAGGAGCTGAACTTGAAGAATTCTATTCAAGGTTAGACAGACTGTTTAGAACATCAGGTACAAATAATAATCAAGGTAACTTTGCTGCTATACCAAACAACCCTTTATGGACTCAATTACAATTAAACCTCGGTCATAACAGGATATTTACAATAGCCGCGTGGGTAATAAACGATATATTTCCACCTGATCCAGATGTACCTAATAGTATGTTGATTAAGTTGTATGAACCTTTACCTACTGAATTTAAACCAAAACAACAAGGATGGGTAGTAGCTGAAGCAACTCAACCAATTATTGAAAAGGTTATTTTAGATAAATCTTTTTCAATAACTGGAAACTCTATTGCTGGACCTAATTTTGATCTATGTCTTGATACAGCTCCTAGAGTTCAAACCGGGTATAAGAGCTATAATAATATACTAGGTGGTGATAGTGATATAAAAACTGAACTCCAAAATAATATGAGCTCAAGCCTTGATGGTGTAAGCTTAAATATAGACTATTCAGTATTAGAAAATTATGTACACTTTAGCTCTGCTGAACAGCGAGTAGAAAATTTTATTTATAAACTCAGGCAAATACATCAATTTGATGAAGCAGTTCGTAAGTATAACTATAGTGAATATTCAACTTCAGATGTATACGTTTATGAATATACAGGTTCACACGGCTCTACATATGTTAAGCAATATCAAAAACGGTGGGTTGATAAAAAAGTAAAATTAATAAACGAATTTGACAGTTTCGAAAAGTGGTTGTATTTTGAGAGTGGTTCCAACAGTCACTTTAAAACTACTACTGGTTCACGAGGAGGTGGAATTCATGATTGGTCTAGATCAGCAATAACCCCATTCCCTAAATTATCAGGATCATTTAAGAATGATTTATGGACTGAAGATTATCATAATTGGAGCTTGGATCAATTATTTGACTGGGCGGTACACAGTATATTTATACCTGGACCTAACTATGAATTACTTCACGTAACACATAGTAAATCAACCGACTGGAAAACTACCACAATTGCATCAGCTAGTGCATATGACAAACAAAATAATAATATACTTCGAAAAACAGTACCTGAATTTATATCAGATACAGGTAAAGATTCTAACGAGACATATATACGATTTTTAGATATGGTTGGACAAGCTCACGACGTACAGTGGACTTATGCTAGACATTTAACTGATACTTCTAATCGTTTTCATAACCAAAATTATGATAATAGGACCGGTATTTCAGATGATTTAATTTACCATGTAGGTAAAAATTATGGTATGGATTTATTAGATGGTGATCCTAATCAAAACTTATGGTATTATAAACTCGGCAAAAATGATAGTGGTATACGTCTGCAAAACAACCCTACTAGTTCAATAAAAACTTTAACAGCTAACCAGAGAAAATCTGAAGTTTGGAGACGTATAGTTAACAACTTACCATTTTTATTGAAGGCTAAAGGAACACCAGCAGGTGTCAGAGGGTTAATAAATTGCTACGGTATACCAGAAGATATATTACCAGTTTATGAGTATGGGTCTAGTAAGAAGAGTAGACAAAAAACGCTGCATAAAGAGCAGAGATTTAACTACTGTTTAAATTTTAACTCTAGTCAATCAATTGCAACATCATGGGGACCTCATCAAGGTACGGTAGGTACAGTGACTAGTAGTGCAGTAACACCTAACGCAGTAGAGTTTAGAATCTGGCCAAGTCCTAGTATAGGTAATGGTGTATCAACAGCAGGTCAATACAGTCAATCGCTTTGGCAAGTAAATGATAAGGTAGGTATAGTACTTCATAGGAGCCATTCAGTAGATAAAAATAGGTTAGGTAAACAAATCGGTATTACTCAAGACGGTTATTTTAGTTTAGTAATATCTGGTTCTGATCAATACATTTCAGCAAGTACACCTATAGTGAGAGCATTTGAATCAACTAATGAGAAAGAGGATGGTAGTGGATGGTGGACCGTACTATTAAATAGAAAAAATACACAATCTACCCCCCACAGAGCATATGGAGCTTATCATTCAAGTAGTAAGTATGAGTATGAACTAACCGCAGTTAGAGCAGGTTATGGGACTATTGATCAAGCCGTTTCATGCAGTATTAAAGTAACAGGTAGTAGAAGTTATTTTTCTGCATCATTAAACTCATCATGGTCAGGTAGTTTAGAATCTTCTGTAAAAGCTTATTTTGGTGGTTATGTTACTCAAAGTACATCAAAGTATATTGGTCAACATGGTCATGGAAAAACCTTTTCTGGAAGACATTTCGGTCACCCATTTAACGGTTCAATGCAAGAGCTTAGGTATTATGCAAACCCAATATCGTTAGATACATTACGTGATCACGCACTCGCACCAGAATTATATGCTTCAAATAATGGCACCGAAACATTTAATGAGTTACTATTACGTTTAAATTTAACTCAAAAAGCAAACCATTATTCAGCAAGTAGAGGGCTACCAGAGACTGGTTCTTCAGTTAATATAATAAGTAAACACCCTGATCAAAGATCAAGCCGTACTTTTTGGGATAAAAGTAATTTATTTCCTCTTACCGGTTCAGCAACTAATTACGCTGATAAAGAAGATTACGGTTATTCAGACGAGACATATTATATCAATACACCGGAGCTAGGGCCGAACAATTATACAAGTAATAAAATAAGACGTCAAGAAAATAAATTAATGCGTCACTTAAGTTCTGAAGCCCGAGCAGAAGCACCAGCTAGTGAGAAGTTTGCGTTAGATAGTAATAATTTAGGTATATATTTTTCACCTACTGATCAAACTAATAAAGATATATTTGAGCATATAGGTGGTCAACAATTAGATAACTTTATAGGAGATGCACAAGAATCATTTGAAGATAAGTACCATGAGTTACAAAGATTGAATAGAATTTATTGGAAAAAATATTCAAAAGGTACTGATAGAATGGCTTATCTAAACGAACTAAAGCTATATGATATGTCTTTATTTACTATGCTTAAAAAATCATTGCCTGCAAGAGCTAATGCTGATTTAGGTGTCGTTATACAACCACACTTTTTAGAAAGATCAAAAACACCTGGTAGAGGTAAGATTACAGTTACTGGTGATACTAAAAATCAAAACATAGCTACTACCCCTAAATCTTTAGTTAAATTTAAGCAACCAACATCAATAGCTAAATCACAACCACAGGTCAATAATATTGGGTTTACAGTTCAACCTCAAACAATAACAGCTAAAATAGGTAAACCAAATAAACCAGCAACTAAAGTTACAGTTCAACCAACTACAGGTGTAAACTCCGTAGTTAAATCGTTTACTGTAACCCCTCAGCAGTTTGTAGCTAAACTATCACCTTCAGTCCAACAGCAAGCTCCTGCTACTACTACTATTGATGGAATAGTCTCTAACGCAAATTCACCTATGTTTGTACTAGCTAATGAAACAGCTAAAACTGTTGGTAAAGGGTTAGAAAAAATTGAACAGTTTAATGCAAGTACTGTAGTTTCACATGATAATTCTAATGAAGGTAGCATACACTCTCAAATTACTGGTAAGTTAGTTGCAACTAAACAAGTTCAAGCTGCTTCATATGCTCAAACATCATTATATAAACAGAGTGATGGTACATATATAAAAGTTAAGACGCCTGGTTGGAAACAATCTGGTAGTATGCTACACGTATGCGATTATCGCCCTTCAGAATTTAGAAAAACAGCTAAATATTTTTATAGTAGCTCTTTAAGTGCTTCTTTAGGAAAGTCATATGAAGATGGTGGATCAGTTAACCCGTATGCATATAGTCAATCATTAAAACAAGCCGAAGTATCAGATTTTAATTTAGGTGGTACATTAGGTTCCAATAGAGCGAGGTATATAGGTACTCAATTAGCTGGTATTGATTTTAACGTTAATAGTTCAGATACACCTGATGGGGGTCCAGTTGTATCATTTACGCTAGGAGATCCAAATAAAATAATAAGTTCTGATCCAGGGTTTGGAGGAAACTTAAGTATTAAATAATTATACACTCTTTTTTATATGTTTTACATATTTATTAAAGAGTAAGAATAAAGAGGGAAATTAACATGGGATATTTAGATAACACATCAATCACAGTAGATGCCATACTAACCAAAAAAGGCCGTGAAATATTAGCTAAAGGAGCTGATGATTTCAAAATAACTCAATTTGCACTAGCAGATGATGAAGTGGATTACAGTTTATGGAATCCAGCACATTCATTAGGTAGTAACTATTATGGTATAGCTATTGATAATATGCCGTTAATAGAAGCTATTCCTGATGAAACTCAAACAATGAAATTTAAACTAGTTACTTTAAGAAAAAGTACAACTCGAATACCTGTTATAACAGTACCACAATCAAGTGTTACGTTAGTAGCAGGTGGAGATGCAGTTGAGGTTAGACCTAATACTTCTAATTTCGAAGGAGGGAATGCAACTCTAGGATATACTGCTATACTATCAAACAGTGATGTAGCGTTTTTAGAAGTTGGAACACCTGTTAAGAGTGTTTTAATGCAAGGAGCTACAGTACCAACTTTTGTTGGAGATGATGAATCTGCTCAGTCGGTAACAGCAGTAGGATTCAGTTTTAGAATAGTAGCTAGAAATCAACCAATTGAAAAAAAGACTGCTACATTAACTATTATAGGAAATGAAACAGGTGGTAGAGCTACAGTACAGGTAACTGTTAATAAACAAGAAGTAGCTACCTCTGGTGGCAATCTATAGAATAATTAAGGGAAATTGACATGGCTACTAATAAAAGTAAAGCACAAATAGAAAAAGAAATTGCAGAAGTAGAAGCGATAAAAAATCAACTGCAAGAAGAAAAACGTCAAGCTGATGGGTTACCATCTACCCGTGACTCCGCTCAAGGAGCTATCATTCGTGAAGCTCAAAAACTTGCTACTCAAATAGTTCGTGAAAGAGATGCACTTGCACAAAAAACAACTACAGGTAAAATATACTCAAGATTAGATCCAGGTAATGATGTAATATCTAATCGAAAAGAAAAAGTTACTGCAGGATTATGGTCTTCCAATTCAGGAGAGTTAACTACATTTCACACTTCTTCAGTACAGACTAGCTCTAATGCTGGTAAATATTATTGGGATGTATATCAAAGTTCATCAACTGCAGCAGGAGCAGCAGTTCAGTATGCAATAGCATATGGACATAAACAAGGTAGTGGGAGTAAATTATCCAACGAAGATTTTCCAACTAAAGCTGTTTACTCACAATATGCTAATCTTCTATTACCACCAGGTGATACTACATTTACATTTGATAATTCAGCTAACGAAGAACATATTTTTGTTATTAATATTCAGCGTGGACGACTCAAAGAAAAACTTGATCCAGGCAACTGGGAGCTATGCTTAAGTGGTAGTATGTCAGGTTCATCAGCAGATTATACTGGTACACAAAAAGGTATCACTAAACTAATAGATAATAGTAAAGGTTCAGTAGTTACTACATCTGACGGTAAACGAGTTTATAATGTTGTTAGTGGTACAATAGCAGGAGGAGAATACACAGCAGATGATGACGGTATCAAAGGTGGGTATGGATTAGTATACCCTGATTTAGGTATCATAGTATTAAATGCTGGAAGATTAAAAGAGCGTGGGGTTGGAATAGGAAGTGCTAAATTTGGAGCTTTAACTTCATCTAATACTAACAATCAAATGAATAGCCAATTATTTACTGCAATCTCAGGAGCTGCTGTATATAATAGCACATACGGGTTTCAAGCACGTAATGAAGAAGAAGTAACATCTACTTTTTACTATATTAGAGTAAAGAATGCTGATTATAACTTTAGTAATAACCCAACATTTACTACAGGATCATTAGGAGCTATAAGGCATGCATCTATGATATCTGATCCTAAAGTTTATATCACTACAGTAGGATTATATAATGATAAGCAAGAGTTACTCGCTACTGCTAAATTAAGTAAACCATTACTTAAAGCATTTGATCGTGAAGCATTAGTAAAGGTTAAATTAGATTTCTAAACTCATCTTATTAAAATAAACCATATTATATAAGCCCTTTATATTTATTATAGAGGGTTTATTATTATTTAATAAGATAAAAATTATATGGCAGTATTCAAAAAAGTACATCCGCAAGACATAAGCATTATTCCATTTAATGTTCATAAAGACTATACCATAAATTCAAGTAACTATACTGGTAGTAATGGTTTAGGGGTTAACATTATGAGCGCTAATGACTATTCACATAGCTTTGGTGATCCTTTAAAAGGTATTCATATTAAAAATGAAGCTAAAAATCCTAACGGAATATACAATTACTCTGCTTATAATAGTATAAACCATCTATACTATTCTAGACTAGATAAACCTTCTGAAAATTTTGGCAACAATTTACCAGAAAAACAAGACAGAACTCTTAAAGAGCAAGCTCATGTTATATCTATACCATCTCCTTTATATGATTTGAAAATAAAATCTGGATCATTTAGATTTACAGATGATTACTTAAGAACTATGGTATTAGATAGATTTAAGCAGACGAGTGGGTCAGCTAATTTCTACACTTATCAGACTGCTCCACTTATGGCTAACCGTTACAGGTTTGAATCATCACAGAGTAAATTTACAGACTCTGAAGGTAATATTGATTTAATTCATGCAAGAGGTAACTCAGTGTTTTCGAGAATTAATATACTGTCTGGCTCTATAGCGTCTCCTAAAGTTGGTACAGGAAGTATTTTGTTTAGAGCGGATGGAGTTGATACTATAGCTGGCAAGCAATACAACTCAGGACACGGGTTAGAGTTAAGAGATGCAAACTT